ATGACATAATCTTCGTTTATTTTTATTTGTTATTTCTTATAATGTATTGACCCAAGTGGTGTCAATACACTATACATAATGTTACCTACCTATTGAATGTCATTGCTTCATCTGACGATATGGATGATTCTGATGAAGATCTCGGAGATCGACTGGTGCAATTATTCTTGATTTTTGACTTCAGCAGTTTCAGTTTTGCTAGGTCGATCAATGGTATGAGTTTTTTATCAATCTGTTCTACACATGTTGCACACACAATATATATCGTATTATGCCTGTGTGGGAAGTTTAGTCTGCATATGTTGTCGTCACATACCCCTGATCCACATTTGTCACAACTGTCTGTGACATTGGCTGCGTCACACATTTCGCAAGGGTCGTGTATCCGTTTGCTCTTATCACAATCTGTATTGTGATCAGGTAATGTCGTGTTTCCGAACCTATAAATGATACTCATGTTTAAGGTGGTATGCCTTTGTTCTATGCATAGGGGGTATGAATATTAATCTGTTTCAATTCTTTCACGATATTTTCAGTTTTCAATTACGGGTTGGTTGCTGGTTCAAATCGTGATTTCAGAGCAGGAAAGCTGTCGATATCCATGACGTGTCCCATGTATTTTGATGCAATGTCCTTCTTTTTGACGACATATTTAGCGAACTCTGGCCTATGCAGTTGTGCTTCGGGCGTGTGTTTATGTACATGACGCGCGATCATTTTGTAGAGTTTGAATGCCGGGTACCGCTCATCACCGTTTGATTTATACAGGACGTTGCGCCCAGTGTCGTCCATGCACCATTCATTGATTAGTTTCATGACCTTATAAAGTCTGTGATGTTTGTCTGTCCGATTATCTGATTCAGATTCTATCTCGTCCTCGATGTCGTCGTAAATGGAACACGCTAGACGACACAGATCAAAACTGAAGTTGGGATCGATACGTGGTTTGTCTGTATTATAATATGGTTCGGTGTTGTACTGTGTTGCTGCATCCTCGCCAGGTTTGAAGCTATCGCTACATATCACTGTATCATTGTATGTGTAAATACTGCGTCCAAAATCGATGATTTTCGCAATGCGACCAAACGTGGGTACCTTGTAATATGTGTTTCCGTATTTGTAAAATAGAAATGCTTTTTTGGTTTCAGAGAACATGATATTGCTGCTGTGTAGGTCGTTATGTGTAAATGAAAACACTTTTTGGTATGTGAGTAATGTCATAATCACTTGCATAAAAATGCTAAACCAGTCATTGTCTGACAAATCCTCTTGAGACATAAGCGTGTCCAATGTGTAATCCATTTTTTCCATGAATACCACCTCTACTGGAAACCGTGGTATAGTAGCCAGTACAATTGGTTCATCATCTTCTGAGCCTGATTCATCGCTCCAGTCGTCGCTTGTTCCTGACTCTGTTTGTTCTTCATCGGCATCGCCGTCAGATGTGCATGATGTTCTGGACGAGCAGCTCGACGATGAATCATCGTCGTTGTTAATGACCATCTCATCATTTTCATCTTTCGATGTAATTTCGATATTGTCCGATGTGGCTCTGAAGATATTGATATCAGATGCGACTAGGTCATCTAGCGATAGAACCGTGGTAGTGTCTATGGAGGAGTCAGTATTCAATGAGTCAATATCATTTGATATCTCGAAAATATCTTTGTATGCTATATCACCGATATCCGCTGGCGCATGTTCCGCATTGTCTTCGAGTGATATCAATAATGGGTCGATTGATATGGGAGGCATGCGACCGCTTCGCGCTGTTCCCGTTTCGATAATATCATTAATGAAAAGAGAGTAGTCCTCCACCTGGAAATCGACATTTTTGTGTGCATTAAAAAAGGAAGATCCGTGTAGATACTCTAAATCATCATATATATTTACTGCGAAGTTACGTTTCACGCCTATGAATGCACCATAATATGATACTCCATGTACGAATGTTGTGTGGCTCTGAAGAAGGGATGTAAGTTGTGTGAACATTCCGTCTACATATGCAGTATTGTTCATATCGATGAGACATGGACTGGATGCGTGTGCGTCGACGTATGTTGGCAGATTAAATATAGTATTATCATGAAATGTCTTCCCCGTCAAAAACTTGAACGGATCTGTCAATGGAATAGTCTTACAAAACACCAATGAGGTCTCCATGCATTTTCCGTCGGTATTAGAGAGTTCGGATCGATATGTGTCAAGAGATTCCTTATTAACCACGCGGTTGACGTGTAGTGGTGTATGTATGTTTACACAATCACAGTTTGATGAGTTCATATTGAAAAACCTGTTGTATATTGGAATATAATTCTGTATGTATTCCATGTCCATGATACTTTCTTCCTTAAGTTGGTTGAAAAGATCAAGGTTTCGTCGCTTGGAGTAGCCAACACGGCATAGAGTGTTAGGAGCAGTATGAGACTTCATTATCCAATATTAATATATATAACTGTCCGTATAAACGCTTTACATACTAAACTAAACATATCCTATCCGAATATTGTGCGTTCGAGTCAAGCATTTAGAATAGGTATGGTATACTATATTATATTGAATTAGTGCATGACGCTTGAACTTAAGAAGTTTAGCATGAAAACTATTAGTTTTAAACCCGACGAGTCTAAAGGCCCAGTATGCGTTCTTATTGGTCGGAGAGATACCGGAAAGAGTTTTCTAGTTCGTGACCTGCTATATTATCACCAAGACATCCCCATCGGAGTTGTAATCGCAGGAACGGAAGAAGGAAACGGATTTTACGGTAAGCTTGTTCCACGCCTCTTCATCCACACGGAATATAGTTCGAGTATTATTGAAAATATACTTAAGCGGCAAAAAGGTGTCCTAAAACAAATAAAAAAAGAAATTGAAACAAAGCGACGATCTACCATAGACCCTCGAACATTCGTTATACTGGATGATTGTCTCTATGACGCTTCGTGGTCACGTGATAAACTGATGCGACTTCTCTTTATGAATGGTCGGCACTGGAAGATCATGCTCATCATAACCATGCAGTACCCTCTTGGTATCCCTCCGACGCTGCGTACCAACATCGATTTTGTGTTTATTCTGCGAGAGCCGTACATCGCTAACCGGAAGCGCATCTACGAGAACTATGCTGGTATGTTTCCCACACTTGAGTCGTTTTGTCAGGTGATGGATCAATGTACAGAGAACTACGAGTGTCTCGTGATTAATAATAACTCCAAATCGAACAAGCTCAGCGAACAGGTTTTCTGGTACAAGGCCGACGCACACAACGATTTTCGTTTAGGATCGAAGGAGTTCTGGGATTTATCTAAGAATATGGGTTCGGACGACGAGGATGAGAAATATGATCCTGCCGCGACAAAAAAACGCGGCGCAGGCCAGACAATAAATGTGAAGAAGACCAAATGGTAATCAAAATACCATACCCACCCTATTTACAACTGTAATGATATCGTGTAAAAAATACACACAATATCATATTCATATTATTCAATGTTCTAATTATACCGCACTAGTTTTGGTGTCACCACCCCCCATCTTAGTATGTGTATTTTCAATACTAGACAGTCCTCGATCTGTATTTACATCGGTGACGATATTATCACCTTCAAACAACTCTGACCGAATGTCTCCTACAGCCACTTCTTCTTTTGATCCTCCTAGGACTGCCTCCTGACTATTGATACCGCCAACGGAGATGAGATTACCATCTTCATCCACATCTTGGGTAAGAGTTGTATTAAACAACTCTGCCTTCTCTACGTTGTCGCGAATTGCATCTTTCTTTGTATCTTTTACGCGTTTATCGAACGCCATCTTTGCAAAGTCTTGGTTCTTAACCTTCTCCTGCATAAGTTTATTTAGTTCATCCTCTAAGTATTCTACCCGCCCTGTCTTGTATGCATCAGGTTCCCACGGCATCCACATTCCAATTGGTCCTACATATACATCATGGTTTGGATCCATTTCACGCAACATCTTGCAACGAAGTTCCGCCTCTTCGAGCGTTGGGTACACTCCACGTACCTTTAGCCCTCGCACTGATGTTTGAAATTCGTGTGCTCGTAAAAACTCTGCATCCAGTTGATCCTCCTTCGCATCCACGAAGTTTTTGTAGTCTGAATCCACTGTTGTCTCTTTCAATGAGTCAATCTCGTCTTTAGCAAAGCCTTTGAAATCTTCGATGAGTGTTTCAGTTGAAAGGTTATACTTGTACGCTAAAAAGTTCAAAAACTGATGATACTTCTCCATGGATTTGGATAACTCATACTCCTTCAAAAACCTTTCAAAAAAAAATAGATTTTTACTCTTTAACGTGCTTTCAGGCGAGACAAAAGAGACACATGTAAACTTCTGGTTCGCAATTGGTTTATCTTCATCCAATACATCGACGTATTTTGTATTTGGAGTTCCATCGTCTTGTAGTTTTCTGGGAAAAGTAGTCGAGGTAGAATTATCAGACGACATTATGTACTACCACTCCATTGTGTATCTAAGTTATTTATAATTAATGGAGTTGTACAATAATATAATCGATATGTATCGACCAATGTATGTTATATGCCTCGATATATTTAGCAGTTATTCATATAAAGCATACATCTGTCGAAATATTTTCTTCACATTAAGTATAATACAATGTTCGACGCAAGTGAATTGATAAAGCGCGTAATCAAATACATCGTTGAAGGTCTTATGGTGGCTATCGCTGCATACGCTATCCCCA